GTGTTTTTGATGGTCAATGGATGTATTTGTGCCCATATCAAAATGCCACATCAACACCACACGGAAATATGATCAGAATAAGACTAACACCATACAATAGGAGTATATAATGACATATTTACCTAATTTAAAAAAATTAAAAAATAAGACATATCAAGCAGCTGTTTCAAAAGGTAATGGAAATGAGAATTCGGGTGGATTCTCTGGTGGATGTGGACCAAATACTGAAATGTATATGAGAGCGGACAACGTTGAATATATGGACTTTTCATCGATTAATATAGCCTATAAAGGTTATTGTGGTATATGTGATACTGGAGATTATATTTTTTATATTCCTCAAGGCGACAATTACTATTTTCTTAGGTATGATAAGTCACAGGCTTTTACAACATCTGCTGTATCTGTGATAGATATTTCTAATGGTGGATCAACTCCACAATATAAGGGATTTAGAGGTGCAGTTTTTGACGGTCGATATGTATATTTTGTACCTTATACTGTGGGAGGTGTTTATTATGGAAACATCATTAGATATGACACTACAGCAGCATTTACATATGCTAATCTGAGTTTCTTTGACTTAACAACTATCAATGCAAATTATAAAGGATATTATGGTGCTTGTTTTGATGGTCGATATGTATATTTCAGCCCATATAGTTACGGTACAGCATCACATGGAAATTTTGTTAGATATGACACTACAGGTAGTTTTACTTCGGCTGGATCTTATACGGTACACGATTTGACGACTATTAATGCAAATTATAAAGGATTTATCAATATCACATGTTCTGAATCTGGATATATTTATATGAGTTCTTATTACCATATGGTTGGTGGTATAAAAGGTATAATACTACGGTACAAATTCGATGAATCATTCACTAGCTCGGGTAGTTATGAATCGATTGATTTGGAAGCTATTAATGTAAATTATAAAGGGTATTTTGGATTTGTTGAGACAAACGAGTATATTTTCACTATACCATGGAGTAATGGATCATCATCTGGCATTTTTGCTAGATATGACAAAGCGAAAAACTTCACTGAAAATAATTCATGGGATTTTTTCGATATGGAAACTATTGATTCGGATTACAAAGGATTCTTATGTGCTGCTGTTTCAGGACGATATATTTACTTTGTACCGTATAAAGCGGGAGTATCTGAAGGCGGTGTTGTTGTTAGATATGATACAAAAAAAGATATGGATGACACTACAGCATATGCATCGTTTGATTTGGCTACTGTTGATTCAGATTTGGTGGGGTTTTTTGCTTCATTATTTGACGGTCAGCATTTGTATTTGTCTCCATATACATCGTCCGGATCGACTTCAGGTGTAGCAGGCAGGGTAAAACTTTCACCATACAATAGGGGAATATAATGGGATATAGTAAAAAAGCAAAGGAATTAAATGATAATAAGGTCAAACTATCAGCTCTAGCAAGTTTGGCAAATACAAGCAATTCTGGAGGGTTCTCTGGTGGTATTTCAGGAGTTAATAATTTAGAAATGCATACAGGAAATGTTGAAAATATGGTACTAACATCTATAAATTCCAACTATAAAGTATTTAGTGGATCTTGCTTCGATGGTCGTTATATTTATCTAGTGCCACTGGAAGCCGCTCAACCATATTTTATAAGATATGATACAACACAAGCATTCACCACATCCAATATAGATGTTGTTGATCTTACTAATGGTGGATCGAATCCATCACATTCAGGATTTATTTCCGCTGTTTTTGATGGTCGTTACATATACCTAATTCCTTCATATAATACCGCATATCACGGTATTGTGATGAGATATGATACAACTTTATCATTTTCTATAGGTAATTTTACAACATATGATTTATCAACTATTAATTCAGCATATAAAGGATTTGGTAGCGCAACATTTGATGGGAGATATGTATACCTTCCACCAGATAAAAACACAACAGTAGCACATGGATATTTTGCTAGATATGACACTACAAAAACTTTTACTGCATCCGGTTCATGGGATTTTTATGATATAACTAATGTAGATGTTGATTGTAAAGGTTATTTAAGCTCGTGTATATGTGGTAATTATATATATCTTTCACCATACTATACGGGAGCACCGACAAACAATTATCACGGTCATGCAATACGCTATGACATAACACAATCATTTACATCGAGTAGCTCTTATGATTACATTGATTTGGAATCCAATGATTCTGAATTAAGAGGATTTTTTCATTGCTGTACTGACGGAGATAATGTGTACTACATTCCATATTACTCTGAGAGTAAGACAAAAGCAAAAATTCTTAAATATGATACATCCAAAAATTTTAACGAATTTGATTCTTTTGAAAATACAAACTTAATGCTTCAATCAACCGATTATTCCAGATTTTATTCAGCATTGATAATAAATAAAAAGCTGTATCTGATTCCTTATGAAGCACCAACCACCAAAATTGGAAAGATAGTACAATATGACACAACCGAAGATTTTGATTATTCCAATTTTTATGATTTTGATTTAACAACTTTCAGCGCTAATTATAAAGGTTATTTTGGTGCGTGTTTTGATGATCAGTGGTTATATTTAATTCCTTATTATAATACAGATGGTAAACACGGAAATTTTTTAAGAATCAAAATAAAAGCCTAATACAATCTAATATATAAATAATTTCATTCAAACAACTTTTTAGAGAATAATCATGCCTAAGAAAACTAGAGCACTTACTGAAGAAGTTGATATAATGGTTACGGTTAATAATGATGGACGAATAATAGGTTATAATACACCTAATGGGAATGTAGTCCTTCCCGATGAGTTACTTGGATTGGATTGGAGAGCCTTTATTTACAATACAAATAATGGAAAATTTAAATTAGATCCTGATTATGTTCCTCCAGTTCTAGAAGATCCAGAATTTTAATATATATAAATAACTATATATTAATTATTATAATCTATAAAAAAATGACACAAACAACAGCATTCAAAAATAAAAAGACTCAGTTGAATAAGTTTACTGACGTTATCGAGGAATACGGGATCACCGGAGATGTAGCAGGTGTAATTGTTAACAAATTAAACCGAGAAACATTCGAGGAAGTTTCAGGCCAAACAAAATCAAGTCTAAAGAACATTCTATCTATAGATGAATATACCTATGCTGAGAAATTAGAACTCGAACAAGCTTATACAAACATCATTGAGAGAGTAGGAGACGATTACTTTATTCACGGAAACTATACTAATGAGACGGACAAATCATTAATTCAATCAAATCTAAATACAAAACTATTAATACTATATATTCACAAGGGACTAAAAAAATTCTTTGACAATATTATTTCTAGAAATTATGAAAGAGATGTATTATTGAGACTAGTTAATGATAAAATGATTGAAGTTACTAACTCTGTTAAAAACTATCTTACAGATTTTACTTATTCTATAGACTATGATGATAATTCTAAAGAATTGTATATAAATCTATATGAGCAATATAATAAACAGATAGATAGATTTTATATAAATATAACTGAGTTAATTTAAGGAGACATATATGAAAAAGGAGTATATAGCATTATTTACAGCGCTTTTAACATTAGGAACTGGAATCGCCAATCATTTTTTGAAGAGTGGTAATATAGCATCGGCATTAACCCTGTATTGTGCTACTATCGTTTTCATATCAATATTTTTCCTCGTTAAAACAAGAACATTCAACGGAAGAAATATAAATCTCTCAAAACACTATTTCTTTGAAAGAATGAATTATTGGATCAAATACAAAATTCCTCATCTAGAAATCGGATCAGATTTAAGAACTAAATTTATAAGAGAAAGACTATTAGTTAAATATATGATTGGTAGAGATCTGATACAAAATAAAATGATTGCTTCGAAAGATATGTCAGTTACAGAACAGACAGATATATTCGTCGAAATAATAGGCGAATACGAAAAAGAATGGAAAGCAATGCATACCCCGGATATTTTCATCAATAAATTCAATGAATGGCACAAAGAACATACTGATAGAGCAATTTCAAGAATAAAAGACGTGTGTACCTCAGGTGTATTAAACGATAACGAGAAAAAAATAAGCTTATTGGATATATATCTTACTACATATGATATAACTCTCACCGATTCAGAAAAAACTTTGGTAGAGCTTAACGGTGTATTAGAAAACGAGTTCAAAAAAATGCGTAAAGAAGGAAAATTATAATGAAAATATTTTGTTTGATTTGTAATGAGGAGCGTATGAACAATCTTTCTTTGGCCCGACATATTAGAGATAATCATAAATTATCATCAAAAGAATATTATGATATATACATTGGAAAAGAAAATAGCGGAATATGTATAGAATGTGGGAAAGAAACTAAATACAGATCACTAAACAAAGGATATAGCGAGTTTTGCTCCAAAAAATGTTCTAGTAGTTCTAAGCAAACTCAGAGTAAATCGATAGAAACTTGTCAAAATAGATACGGAGTTGAACACTACTCACAAACAGAAGAATCAACTATTAGATCTAAAGAAACTTGTCAAAATAGATACGGAGTTGATTCTGTTAGTAAGTTGGAATCAGTAAAAGAAAAGAGGAGGGCAACAAATCAAAAAAAATATGGTGTAGATTATTATGTAGAGACAGAAGAATTCAAAGAAAAAATAGAAGAAAGCAAACAAAGAGAAAATATTCGAATACAAGAAATATATGGTGTAGATTATTATGTAGAGACAGAAGAATTCAAAGAAAAATCGATAGAAACTTGTCAAAATAGATACGGAGTTGAACACTACTCACAAACTGATGAGTTTAAAGAAAAAGCAAGGAATCGATCACAAGAAATACATGGAACTGATAGTTATTTTGAAACTGATGAGTTTAAAGAAAAAGCAAGAAAAACTAAATTAGAGAAGTATAATGATGAGAATTATACCAATAGCGAAAAGAAGAAGAAAACTAAATTAGAGAAGTATAATGATGAGAATTATAATAATCGAGAAAAATTTATACAAACTTGTCAAGAAAGATATGATGTTGATAATCCCACACAGAATGCTAAAATACTCGAAAAAGCACAAAAATACTCAAGAACAAATAAAAAATATACTTGTCCATCCGGAAAAACTATAATTATACAAGGTTATGAGTACTTCGCATTAGATATATTATTTGAAAAATACGAAGAAATAGATATTTTAACGGATAAGTGTGATGTACCCAAAATAAATTATATTTTCAATGATAAAAACAAAGTATACTTTCCGGATATTTACATACCTTCTAAAAATTTAATAATCGAAGTGAAATCAGGATACACATTTGAAAAAGAACTTGATAAAAACTTAGCTAAACAGGAAGCATGTATATCTGAAGGATATAACTTTAAGTTTTTGATATTTGACGGAAAAGGAAATTTAATAAATAATAATAGAAAATAATAACAATTGACTAGGAGATAAATAATATGGCTACTAACTATAGTCCTTCAATAGTTTCAAGAATTCAGGACAAAAGTGTTTCTGTAGTTCCAGTAGGAACAGGAAATGCAGGATTTGTATCTGGAGCGCAGTGGGGAGAAGCAAACAAGATCCTCACTATAAACAGTGAATCTGATTTAATCAGTAAAATTTCTGAACCAGTAGTAGGAATTAATGAATATACTTTCAATGCTATGGTATCTCATTTGAGTTACAGTGCTGGAATAAAATTTATTAGAGCTATTTCTGACACCAATAGTACTAAAAATTCAGTCGCATTTTTTGATGATGCTGGTGCATCACTTGCATGGTATAATGGTGCTGATCAAATTAGAAAATTAAATGATGATAAAGATGAACCATCAGTAAGTTTTGTTACAGTTAGACTGACCCTAGACGCTGTTACCTCTTATGCTGTTGGTGATACTATTACTGGAGATACTTCTGGTGCTAGTGCTGTTATCACAGGTATTGATACCACAAACAAATACGTTTATGTTGTTACTGTAACAAGTGGACCTTTTCAAGTAGAAGCTGTTGATACTGCTACAACAAATATCTCAGCTGTTGATAGTGTAACTCAGACACTTATGTTTTATGGAAAATATGCTGGAAGCCGTGGAAATGATATCAAAGTTGCTTTTACAGGAGCTACTGATTTTGCTACTGCTACTTATTCAGGAACAAGTCTTATTAAAGATGTGGTTGCTGAGAAACTTTCAATTACTTCTATTACTGCTACTGAACTTGCTATCTTAGTATTACTTGATGATGTTATAGTAGAGACTTTTGTTGTATCAACTGATTCAACTGCATTAACAGTTCAAGGATCACTTCCATTGTTCATTGATAAGTATCTTGAAAACAATTCTAATTATATTGGTTCTGTTTCCGATTCAACTCTTATTGCTTCTTTTGATTGTGACGCTGTTGCAACTGCATTGACTGGTGGAGCAAGTGTTCAACCCGTACTTGCTGATCTTTATACAGCATACGATGTATTGATTGGTGATAGAAGAAATGAAATATACCTTATAGCAGATTGTCATGACCTCTCAGCTGAATCAGAATGGAATACTCTTATGGTTGCTCTTCAAACTAGAGTTGAAGCTTCTAGAAGACACTTTTTAATCGGAACTCTTCCTAAGGGTGCTATTGATGCTAGTAGTTTTGCTGTAACTGATATTGATGCACATGTTTCAGGATTAAATTCTAAATATGTTGCTATATATGATGAGCATAAGCAAATTTATGATAAGTATAATAGAATTAAATATTTTATTCCAATGACTGGAGATGTACTTGGTATCCATGTTAAGACTTTTGAGAATTTTGGCGAATGGGAAGCACCTTTTGGAAATGAAAAAGGATCACTTTCAGGCGTTGCTAAATTATATCATAATCTTCCACAAGGTGGCGGAAGTCCTGTATCAGCACTTTACAGAAATGGTATCAATAACATTATATACAAAGACGGAATTGGATTTGTAGTATGGGGACACAAAACAAGATACAACCCAGCAAGTTCTTTAGTAGACATTGAAGCAGTTCATACACTTACAAAAGATCTTATTGCTATGGGTAATTTACTTGATAACTTTATTTCAAAACCAATCAATAATGGAACTTTCGCTCTTATCAGAAATGCAATTGATAGAGGATATCTTGAAAGAAGAGCCAATGCAGGCGCTTATTACGGTGGAACAGAAGGATATCTGTTTGTAGTAGATGAATCAAATAACACTGCTGCTGATGCACAAAACAAGACTCTCAATGTAGACTTCTTTGTTAAACCAGCAAAAGCAATTGACTTCGTTATTCTTACTGCTATCATAACACCAACTGGAACTGAATTCAGTGAAATAAAGGAATAATTTTTTAAGGGAGAGTTGAAATATACTCTCCTTTATAAATAATAATATAATAATTATGGAGTAAAAATAAAATGGCTTTAGTAAATGAATATATAGCTAAACTGAAATCAACGGTTAATCCGAATCGTTTCAGAGCTAAGATAAATTTTCCATCTTTTTTGGAAAGTAATGACGCAAGTGACTTATCAGAATTCATGATTCAGTCAACAAGCGTTCCGTCAGTTGATATTGGTGTAATAGAAATACCGATTCATGGCGGAGAAAAATTAAAAGTAGCCGGTGATAAAACTTATGCTGATTGGACAGCAACATTAATTTGTGATGTTGATTTCGTTCTTTATAGGAACTTTATGAAGTGGACCGAATTTTTGAAGAGCACTGTGGCGGGAACCAAGGCAGCTGACTTTACATATAAAGTAGCTATCGAATTGACTCAACTTGACGGCGCTAATCAACCGATCCAAACTTGGTCACTCATAGGAGCTTTTCCTATATCTATTGGTGAATTGAACATGTCTACTGAAGATACAGACAGTTACAGCACTTTTGATGTTACTTTTTCGTATGATTTCTCGGTAACCCAATTAACCTAATATTGATTTTGATATGAATTTTTAATAGGCTCCTTCGGGAGTCTTTTTTTTGGTTATTTTTTGATCATTATATAGGTAAGAAGAATAATATCTTTAATTCTTTCTTCTGAATCGAATGTAAGAAGATTATCAGCCAATTTTAGATAGTCTTTAAGTGCTTTTAATTGCTTTGGGTCATTGAGATATATTCTAACCTTCATATTTTTTACAATCACTCCACCAATATTAAATTTCTTCTTTAAAAAATCTTTAAATTTATCGTTCATTTATTTCTCCATTTTATATAGTGTATCTATTTATTTATTTCATATTCCTCTTCCTCTTCGCTTATTTTTTTGTCATTATTCCAGTAAGATTTTTTCATGAGTTGACCATTAGAATAGTACAGCAAACGTTCTCCGTGTTTTTTGCCATTCTTCCAATAAGACTTTTCCATGAGTTGACCATCAGACCAATAGTATATGTATAGTCCTTTCCACTTTATTCCTGATAACCAAATACTATATCCTCTAGTCATCTTCAATAGATTAAAACAGTTCATTTCTTATCCTTTGGATCAGGTAGACCAATAATTCCACATATAATACCTACTACAGCAGCTCCAAAGCAGATAAGCTGCAATGGTTGTACTCCAATCATTCCCATAATAGTCATGTTAAGCAAGATAATAATAGCATTTGCTGTAATTAATATTTTAGGATTTGACAATTTTTTAATAATTTTACTCATAATACTTCTCCTTATAACAATTTTACTCATCTAATATAAGTATACTATACAATTATATTAATGTCAATAGAAAAAATAAATATTATTAAAGGAAGGGAGGAAGAAATAATGGATTATGTAGTTTCAATTGATTGTTCAATAAATTCACCGGCAGTATGTGTATATGATATGGAGAATGATTTCTATCATTTATATTCATACACAGATAAGATACCAAAAAATTCAGTGATTAAATTTACAAAGGAAAACTGTTCTATCTTTATAGAGAGAAAAATAAAAGAAGAAGACTATACAGATGATTTTACAAATACAACTAATAAAATACTAAAATTCATTGGTAGACATACAACAAAAGAGTTTGTTATAGTATTAGAAGGCTACTCATATGGATCAAAAGGAAGATCTATATTTGATATTGCTGAACTCGGAGGAATATTAAAGTATAGACTTAAAGAAACTTTTAAAAATGCACATCTATTCATTGTTACTCCAAGTGAATGGAAAAAAGAAGTAGTAAAACATGGTAATGCTGATAAAGAAAAGATTGCTAATTATTTAATTGAGAATGATAATACATGGAGTTCAGTTCTAGATCATTTCTTGGAATTGGCCTTAGATGAAAAATTTGGAAAAAAGAGAGATCCAAGCAAGTTAAAAGATAAAATATATGAATCTCCTGTCAATGATGTAACGGATGCCTATTGTATATGTCAATACTTCTTAAATAAGCGTGCTCAGACTGTCTCAGACTAACGAAACAATAAAACTGATAGCAGAGTATAGGTAAGGACTATTCTACCCTATTTCCATCAATGTCGTATTGGATATAATCCTTTAATGATTCGTTATCATATGTACAAATTAAAGAAGGTTGACCATTATCATAATATTCTGAATATTCAGTAATTCTCTCCCCATCATATGTACAAATTAAAGAAGGTTGACCATTATCATAATATTCTGAATATTCAGTAATTCTCTCCCCATCATCATAATGACACCTTTCATATAGATCACCATTCTTAAACCATACCAAATATAATCCGTGTCTCTCCCCATCTTTCCAATAAGATTTTTCGCTTAGTTGACCATTATCATGATATTGCAAATATAGTCCTTCATACTCTACTCCAGATACCCACATACTTTTTCCTCTAGTCCTTTTCAGTAGATTAGAACAATTCATGGTATTCCCTCTCAGTTATTGCGATTATATAGTTTTGCTATGCTGATGGGTAAGGATGATGCCACAACATTTCCGTCAAAGTCATATTGGATATAATCCTTAACTGAACCATTAGTATATATGCTAATTATAGAAAGTTGTCCGTTGTCATGATATACCACACAATTTCCGTGTTTATTTCCATCCTCCCAATAACATTTTTCATATAATTGGCCATCATTATAATAATATATTAAACCTAGTCCTTCGTATTCTACTCCAGACAACCAAATATAGTCTCCTCTAGTCTTATTCAATACATCAAAACAGTTCATAGTATCTCCTCATATTAAACTAATACTATCATACTTGATAATTTCTATAATGTCAATAGTTTTTAAGAAATAGTTTGACTTTATTAAAAATATGCTATATACTTATATAGAGTTGATAAAATTTATGGAGTGGTTAATGAATTGTTTTGAACTACTGAAAAGGACTTTACGAGAGGGTAATGGAATAATGTTATCTAGTCTTTATTTTTATTATCATCCTAATGGTCAACTATGGGAAAAATCTTATTGGGAGGATGGCAATAAACATGGTAAATATTTATTATGGTCTAAAAATGGTCAACTATGGGAGAGGTCTTACTATAGGAATGGAAGAATATATGGGAAACGTTTAATATATAAACATTGATATTATTAAAATTGTAGAGTATACTTTTAGTAGATCATTTAAAATCAGGGGAGGAAAACATGTTAGACAGAATAAGAAAGAATTTTGGATCAGTATCGACATTAGCAAGACGATTGGACGTTAGTGGAGATGAAATTTACTTGGCTATTGATGGTCATATGGAAAAGAGATCTTTACTCAAAAGAATATTAAGAGCTTTGAAAGATCTATAAATAAAAGTAGTATAATACTTTATGGAATAAATCATGTCAGTAAAATTACAAAGAGAAACACAAGAATATATAGTTCCATTGGTTGAGAAGAGCTCCGAAGGAAGTAGAGTAAGCACAGGAGAACTCCTCGGACAAGTAGCAGCTCTTGCTCTAACTGGTGCCGCTTCTGAATCAGTTGGTAGAACAAGAGAAGCATATATGAGAAACAATGCACAAAAGAATGTGGATAAGCAGAATTACTATAATACTATCATTACAGACACACAAGGAGAAGATAGAACCATAGTAAATTATTTTTATGAAGCAACAGGCATACTAGACGAGAACGGAATCAACTTCGGAAATAATTGGTATATAGACTTCGGAAAGAATGAAACTTTAAAAGACGAGCAGATAAATATATTGAATGCATATACAACCGAAGTATCAATGCCTACAGTAGATATAGAAACAAATACAAATCCTCTTGGGTTTACTAAAAATGAAGATATATCAGGAATCAATTACGGAGATTTCTCAGTAACTTTTATAATTGATAAGAAAAATCGTACTCATAGTGCTATAATGAATGTCATATCTGAGATGAAAAATAGAAAAAATGGTAGATATGGATATAAATCTAACTATATGTTTAGATATATAGATGTAACCGTAAATGATTCTATCAATAATCCTGTACAACTATGGTCATTTGAAAACTGTATAATCAAATCAATATCTGACTTGACATTAAATTATGGTGAGAGTGAAATGAAAACTTTCAGCTGTACATTTGGATATGATAGATTAAAAGGATTTAGCGGAATTTCTTAATGTTTTTGTGGAGGTCTAATATGAATTGTTTTGAATTATTAGAAAGAAAATATATTTTCTTAACCGATGGAGAAAAGGAAGCAACAGGAATCTGTATCGAATGGTTTCCTAATAATCAGATTAGATATAAAACATATCTAAACAATAATAAAAAGCATGGAACCACTTCAGTATTTAATAAGTGTGGAAGACTAATCGCCTGCTCTGAGTGGAAGAATGGAAGACGACACGGTAAATGTAATAGATGGTGGGGAAATGGTAATAAAAGAGAACATGGAGAATATATAAAAGGAAAAGCAGTAGGCGAACACATATTTTATTTCGAAGACGGATCTATCTGGACAAAAGAAGTTCATTAAAAAATCAACAAAAACTCTTGACATTTAATTAAAAATATAGTATACTATTAATAGATAAATTTTATTAGAGGAATACCGTGAACTGTTTTAATGTGTTAGACAAGACCAGGAATTCAAGTATCACTATTAATTTAAGTAATAAAACTTGTGCTTGTATTGGATGGTGGGATAATAGATCACTGAAATACAAAACTTACTATAAGAATGAAAATAAATGGCCTATGTTCAATTGTGAGTTACACGGAACATATTCCGTTTGGTATAGTGATGGTCAACTAAAAGAAAAGTCTTACTACATGAATGGTGGATTACATGGAGAAAGATTGGTATATTATTATACAGGTCAACTCATGGAAAAATCTCATTGGAAGAATGGAAATCTACACGGAAAGTATTTGTGGTATCATGATAATGGTCAACTATGGAAAAAGTCTTATTGGAATAATGGCGAAGAAATCACTGAAGAGGAGTATAATGAATTGTTTTGATACATTAAAAAAGACCAAAGGAGACTATATTTGGTTGTCGTTATCAGATGGAAGATCTCTTTGTATGTACTGGTACCATATTAACGATCAAATAACGGAAAAGACATACTTTTATCGTAATAACATAGTAAGTCAAACTGCGTGGGACTGTAACGGAGTTGTGACACATAAATTATAAATAATAACATAAAAGTCGTAGGAGGACAAAATCAAATGAAAATTAATGACAAATTACTTAGCATCTTTGAAGAAGATTGGAATTTAATTACACTTCCGTTTTCAGATAAGGAAATCGAATGTAAAGCTTATACACATAAAGCAGTGAAAAATATTATTCAATCTGCTGTTAAAATGAAAGATAGAAAGAAAGGACACGTAAAACAATCATTGAATACACTTAGAAATCTTGTACAGAGTTGTATTAAACCAGATGAGACAGGTGAGCCGATCGACGTTAGAAATCTTTTAATTGGTGACTTTACTTATGTAATGTTATATCTCAAGACTATTTCAAGTCCTGATAAAAGTAAATATAAAGCTGAATGTGCAAATGATCAGTGTAAATTTATTTACACAATTGATTTTGATATAGAAACTCTAGAATTCTTGAACAAAGAAAATCTCAAGAACGAACGAAAGATAGATCTCAAACAGAATAGCAATGTATTTTCAATTGAGATGGGAGAATATACTTTTAATACTATGTTAGATAATGCTGATTTATTTGGAGCAGAGATCGAAACAGGCGATGAGATAACCAAATTCTACTGTTCTTTTATCAATAGTATTATTGTTGGTGATACTGTATTCGAATCAAACGATCTTAATGTAGCAACCAAAATGGCTTTCCTGGATAAGCTATCAGATAATGATTTACTTCCACTTGTAAAATATATAGAAGAACAACCAAAATTATTCTGGAAGACTACATTCGAATGTCCTATATGTGGTGAAAAGAATGAATTAGTATTGGAGAATACCCTCGATTTTTTCTCCTAATGGCCAGCACCTATGGGGCCATCTCCGATTACTATGAGTGTTTACATGTATTCACTTATCACATGGGTTGGACAGTAAGTGAAGTAGAGAAACTTCTTCCATACGAAGTTGAAATCTTTTTACTGAACTTTGCTAAACAGAAAAAAGAAGAAGATGACAAAAATAATAAATAATTGTATATTAAAAACATAAAGAGATAGTTATGATTAAAATACTAAAGAAAGATGATAAATACTACATTTCAGAAGAAGACATAAACGAAGCAGTAAAAAAGATTACTGTTGTTAGAGACGGAAAGAAAAAGAAAGTTAAGAAGTCAACTAAGAAAGGATATAAGATAGTTGATGGAAAAGAAGTTAAACAAAGTTCAACAGAGAAAAGAAAGTTATCTAAATCAGCTAAGAAAGCAGCTAAGAAAAGAAAGGGCAAACAAAGTGTTGCTAAAAGAAAAAGAGCAAAGTCTATTGCTCGAAGAGGATCTCTCAAGACTATTTCAAAAAAATAACGAACTTATAAAGTTAAATAAATAATAGTAATATAAACTATTATAGAAATAACTATGGCAAACTCAGAAAAAAAGATGATAGAGGACTTTACCAAGTTCTTATCAAATTTATCAAAACAGTCTACTAGTCAAACAAGTACACAAAAAGAAATACTAGCTTTAACAAATAAACAGTTAAATGCCTTGAAGAGTCTACTTGATAAGCCTGCTGGAGATACTTTTGGTATAGGTGATATGAGTTCAAGTGTATTCAAGTCCAAGAAAGATGAGATAGAATATGAAAAGAAAATGATTGCTCTTGAAGAAGAACGAGCAGAACTATCAGAAGATTCCTTAGAGAAGGAATTAGACATGTTAGAAGATAAAATAAAAGGTGTTGATAAATTACAGAAAGAAGAAGATAAATTACAAGAGAAAAAAGCAAGGAACGCAAGACTAGTCAAAGAAACTAAAAATTTTGTGTCTGATACTATGGGACTTGTTGCTGATGTAGTTGGCGTATCAAATCCATTAACCGTATTTGGAAATATTTTCTCAGGACTCAAAAGTCAATTCGGTGGCATACTTGGAGCTGTTGGCGGCATAGGATCAGGTCTAGGTCTAAAGAAAAAAGAAGCAGATGAATTAGTTAAAGAACAGTCACTTGGTCTTCAGACAGAAACAAACGAACTACTCAATCAATTAGTCGATAATACAACTGAGAAAAAAGATATGCTTAAAGGCGGATCTATGTTAGACTTTTTAAAGAAGTTTATTCCTAGTGGACTTGCTGGTATGTTTTCTCCTAAGGGAACTTTCGGTAAGATGGGTGGTACTCTATTAAAGGGTGCTGGTGCTGCTATGATTCTTGGTGGTGTATGGATGGTTGTTGATGATTTCATTGAGGGATTCAATAAAGGCGGTATATCTGGCGGTCTATCAAAAGCACTACTTGGAGAAACTACTGGTAAGATGGAAGACTCATTCAAGAATGCTGGGAAGTTTGCTCTTATAGGAGCCGGTATCGGTGCTTTCTTTGGTCCTATTGGTGTACTTGCTGGCGGTCTTATCGGCGGAGCTATTGGTCTACTTGCTAACTACATAGGTAGTCTTATAAAATCAACTGATAAATCAACTGGTGAAAAGATTGGTGATGCATTGTTCGGTGGATCTTCCGGTATTAAATCAGCATTATTTCATGGAGCTAAGTTTGCTGGTATAGGTGTCGGAATCGGGTTTGTTGCTGGTGGTCCTATTGGTGCTATTGTCGGTGGTCTTATCGGATTCGTTGTAGGGTTTGTTATTAACTTCGTTAAACAGATTCTTCCAGATGATTTAAAAACAAGTATGAGTGCTTTCTTTATAAAGACTGGTAGATGGATTAAAAATGCTGGTATTAGAATGTGGGAAGGATTCAAGAACGTATTATCATTTATGTGGGAAGGATTCAAAAATAATTTATCTAGTATATGGAGCGGAATAGAATCTATAGGGCACATTTTTAAAAGATTAGGCAATAAAATATGGGAAGGAGTGTTGTGGATTTCAGATAAATTAGGAATATCTGGTTACCTAGAAAGAATTAAAAACGGATTCATAATGATGAAGGACAAGACTCTAAGTTTCGTTGAATCTATCTTTACTGAGATATCTAATTTATGGGACTCATTTAAAAATGTTATGGATGGCTACTGGAATAGAATTAAAGGATTCTTTGACTTTGGTGGAGATGACAAAAAACCAACAGAGAAAAGAAAAGCATTTAAGAAGATGTCTTTTGGTGGTATAGGTTCTGGATCAATATCAGCTAATAAAATACCTGAAGCAAATTCAGTTACAGAATTAAAAGAAGAAAAGAATTCAACTAAGATAATTGAAAAGCAAGACGTAATGAAAGATGTACTAGGAAATGCTAAAACACATATAAAAAATATAGAAGAATTTCTTATTAATGATATGATTGATAATATTAGAAAGATGTTCAGTGAAAATATTAATCATTTAATAACACAAATGAAAATAATGCAATTTGAAGACAGACAATGGAGGACATTTTTAGATACTGGAACATTGAGTACTTTTGGTAGTTCATATAAATCATTTGCACGAGAAGTAGGTGACATGGGAGCTAATAGAAGAGAAAGAGAAGAAATAGGAAGCGCTATTAATTCAGTAAATAATGTAAACAATTCTGTATTTCAAAATGTTCAAACAACAGAAACATATAATTCACTAAGGAAGGGATAATACTCTTCCTCTAATCCTTTAATAAAAAATTTAATTCGTCGCTTACACCATTAACGTATCTGGATTTCTCCCATAACTCTCCATTATTCGAGTAAGTTGTAAACTTTCCGTGTCTAACTTCACCCTTATAATAACCCTTTTTGAAAAGAATTCCGTTTTCCCACCACTCCAAATATAATTCTATTCCATCTGATAAGGGAATGAATAACCTACTTCTGTTTTCATATTCTTCCTCAGTCAACCACATACTTTTTCCTTTGGTCTTATTCAGTATATCAAAACAATTCATATTAACCTCAATAATCAATCTAATACAAGTATACTACACAACTATAATAAAGTCAATGAGTATTATAAATAATATCAGATAAAATTATAAAATAGGAAACTAACATGGAACAGTACTTTTTTGACAGTCAACGCAAGACTATAGTAGCATTCTCTAAGCTTTTTACCGATGTAATTGTGAGGAGAGAGAATTCAACTAATATAGATGTTCCAATAATATATGCAAATAAACAAAAATTCTATCAAAGAATAAATGATAATAGATCTTCCCAAGGAATAACTCTACCAGCTATTTCATTATTTAACACTGATATTGAATATAATCTGGAAAGACAAAAAAGTAATCTGGCCAAGTCTATACTTAAGATTTCCAAGAATGACTCTGATATACTTTATCATATTCCAAATCCAAGTCCCGTCACAATGCTATTCGAAGTATTAATCAAATCTAAATACTATTTTGATCATAGATACATTACTGAGACTATTATTCCTAGATTTCAACCAACACAACATCTACTACTTAATCTTATTCCTGAAATGAATGTACAATGTTCTGTTCCAGTCACTCTTACAAGCATACAAAATGATTTCCAAACAGAGTTGGATGAGGATCCGAATTCAGTAAGATCATTTGAAACTACTCTCACGTTCGAAGTCGAATCTTTTATATTTCCTCCTCTTACTGAAAAATCTATTATAAAAACTATTAAGTCTTATGGTAACGATGTTTTATTGACTGTTGAGAACGAGTATTCCCACGATGAGCTGATAAACAGTAAATTACATACTATAACAGACAATGCGACTAATCTAGCAGCAGAGATCAATATAGCCGCTACAACAGCAGATAGATACAATCATTTCGTCATACAAGACTTTACAACTGAAATAGGAACTTATGGAGACAAATTCAAAATAACAAATGAAGAAAATGAAGAATTCGAGTATCTATTTGAATATGATAACGGAGAATTATATTCAGCCGATCAATTTGTTCCTGATACACTTACATTAAATAAGACTAATAATATTTTTATTCATATCCCTTTCATTAAAGAAAATAAATCAATGAAACTATTTGTTAAGACTTATCATGGAGATTCTTATATAAAAGCTGAAGAAATTGTTCCTATATACAATTCTTTTAATACTAGAACACTCAGAGACCTTTATATACAGGAAAAAAAGTCAGACTCTATAGTTTACATTGATAATTCTGTTTTATTCGTTAGAGACAGTTCTGGTTCGTCTATTGATGATATACTACGTGTTTCCTCAGTGAATGCTTTAAGTGGATCAAAAACTATTAGTATAGGACTATCAACTTTCACTTGGGAAGCTGAAAAATTCATATGTGGAGTGTCTGATGAAAATGAATCTGAACTCTATATAAAAACAACTACTACACAAGACGAGTACGAAGTGTTTGTTGATGCTACTTCAAAAGGAACATTAACAAAAGCTAGTATAAGTTTAATTAGATTTGACTATGATGGAACTGATTGGGACGTATATGTCAATGATCAGACATTAAGTTTTACTGAAAGTGATTTCATATCACCTTTTATCTGTTGGAATGGTACTAGTATTGCTCAGTTTGATTATATTAAAGGTTATACTGTCTAAGCATCTATTATAGGAAGACTTTTCCTATATTCTTCCTCGGTAATTTTTTCACCATCCTTCCAATAAGATTTTTCATGTAGTTGACCGTTAGAATAATACATCAGACGTTCTCCGTGCATATTCCCATTCTTCCAATAAGATTTTTCACTGAGTTGGCCGTTAGAATAATACCACAGAGATTCTCCATGTCTTTTGCCATTCTTCCAATAAGACTTTTCCCGAAGTTGACCATTAGAAAAATACCTCAGACGTTCTCCATGTATTTCACCATTCTTCCAATAAGATTTTTCATGTAGTTGACCGTTAGAATAATACATCAGACGTTCTCCGTGCATATTCCCATTCTTCCAATAAGATTTTTCGTGTAGTTGACCATTATCGTGATATTCTAGATGTAGACCTACGTATAGTATTCCCGATACCCATAAATCATCGTCTATAGTCTTATTCAGTAAATCAAAACAATTCATCTGATACTCCTAAAATTTATTCTAATACTATTATACTATATAAATTCCTCTAAGTCAAGAGTTTATAAATAATATTAAAGATTGATTTCTTATTGGAGATTTATAATGGAAAACGAATTTAAACAAGTCGATGAAAAACTTGGATTCGAAGAAGAGAAAGAAGAAATAGTGGAGACTACTAAAAAGGAAGAAATACAAGTAGAAGTCTCTGAGTTTCATGATACAGAAATAAAAAATGATTATCAAAAAATAAGAAAAGATATCATAAATAGTATTAACACAATTAATAGTGCTGTAGAGATCATTGAAGAGTCAATGAAAGTAGCCGACGAGAGATTTCTTGCTAGACAGGCAGAAGTAATCGGCACACTAATGAAAGTTGGTGTTGATATAAGAAAAGAACTAATGAATTTACATAAATCAAGACAAGAATTACTATATCAAGAAGAAGACGAAGATAAGCCTGAAGGTAAAGTAATAACATTAAAAGACGTAAAGAGTAAAATCAAGGGAGAAATGTTTTAATGTCACAAAATTTAGTGAAAAATAAGTATCAGATGGTTTTCGACGATAGTCTATATAATCTATCACAAGAAATCATATCTGTAACACTACCATCAATTTCTTTATCTACAGAAGAGAAAAGAACTCCTCTTGGTGGAAAGTTTTTTGAGTCTGGCGAGAATATCGATTATAGTCCTCTATCAATTCAATTCGTTGTTGGATCTGATATGAGTAACTATATTAATCTAATTGATTGGGTATACGAGCTATACAATCCAATGGAACTGACTATATCCGATAAAGAAATACAAGGATCTCTATTAGTATATGATGTGAGCGGTAATCTAAGAAGAACATTTGATTTTCAAAATCTAAGACCTACTGATATATCCGAGATAGAATTCGCATCAAATGACACTGATAACAATTACGAAGTATGCACAGTATCATTTGTTTTTGATCATATGAGAGTTTATAAATAATATTATAACATGTTCCTCCTCCTGCATGTTATGATTGGGACTCTTCGGAGTCCCTTTTCCTTTATTCATCTGTTATACTTTTCCCTAAATACTTCCATCATCTCTTCATAGCAAGTCATGCAAAGTGCTCTACCATATTTGTCGATAGAAATACCATCTTCCTCGCCACAGCTTTTACAATGATCACAAACTAACATTATAAATCTTCTCCTTCTTTAACCATTCAAGCATGCTGATATTTAGTTCTTTTAGAAGCTCTTGCGTTTCTTCTGTAATTATTTTCTTCATTTCTTCGACGGAATCAATACTTTGGTATTGCTTGTATTGTTCCAAATCTTCTTTTGTGAAAACTTTTTTTAATCTATCATCAGACATTTTTCCCTCCTTTAGTATCTTATACTCTTCTTCGGTTATCTTCTTTCCATCTTTCCAATAATATTTGTCCACAAGCTTACCATCATAATAGTATCTTGTACACTTCCCAACTCTCTCACCATCTTTCCAGTAAGACTTTTCGCATAATTGTTTGTTAGGATAATAATCTAAATAAAGACTAATGGAATTAAATAAAGGTATAGAAAATATTTTACCTACAGTCTTATCTAGCAGATTTAAACAATTCATTATATTCTTCCTCAGTGATTTCTAATCCATCATTGAAAAACGATACACATAATGATCCATCGTAATTCCGCCATATACATTTTCCATGATTCTGACCATCTTTCCAATAAGATTTTTCCTTTAACTGACCATCAGAATTATATATTATACGATCTCCATGTTTCTTTCCATTCTTCCAATAAGATTTTTCCCATAGTTGACCATTATAATAATATTCTAAATATTCTCCGTGTCTTTTGCCGTTCTTCCAATAAGATTTTTCCTTTAACTGACCATTATCATAATACCACAAACGTTCACCATGATTCTGACCATCTTTCCGATAAGATTTTTCCCATAGTTGACCGTTATCACAGTACCGGTGTATGATAATAGATCTACCGTCTGATAACGGTATGCAAAGAGATTTTACTAATACATCAAAACAGTTCATTACGCTTCAGCCTCTTCCATGAAATTCTTATATAGATAATCTAAATCAAAATATGTATCTATGATAAACTGTAATCCAAAGTGGGAAAGTTCATTTGGTCTACCCATTTCACTTATAACTCGGGACATTGTATATCCTTCATCATTCAATTCCATTATAACACAGTCACCATCTCGTTCCATAACTGTATAGAAATGATTGATTATAGCATTTTTCATAACGATTAATTCTCTAGTTATTTTCATTGCTTGCCTCCTTTTAAATCAAACTCCATTCCACCACACATCAACAACAAAACCACATACACTACAAACTTCATAGTGTATTGTAATATTTGTGCACCCATTTTCATATTCAACAATTAAATCTTTAAATCTTCCTGATTCAATTTCACTGCAATCACATGATAGAAGAATATCGCAATCCTCACAGTAATCTGTATGAGCATCACTATAACCGCATTTACATTTATACATCCTTCACCTCCCTTGCATCTATTGCTAAACCTTCCCCAATCCTGCGGCGTTAATTTATCTTTCACTATCTATCTCCTAAACAATCTCATTAAATTATCCATTATACTTCTCTTACCATTCAAGTGTATTTCTAGATCTTTTTCACATACTTTCGAACACACCCCATACGTTAAATTAGTTGACTCTGATACAACTTTGAATTTCTTTTCTTTGAAATAATCTCCACAAGATGCACATCTACACATATTAAATCTCCTAGTCATATTTTACTAATTGTTTATACTCTTCCAATGTTACGAATATTCCCTCATTCCAATACGATACGCCGATGAAAGATCCTTTTCTTGTCCACATTAAACATCTTCCATGAGCCTTTCCATTAAATCGTTCCACTATATCCTCTATCTGGCCATTGCTATGCCAGTGATAAAGAATATCACTATTTTCTGACTTAGGAATAACCAATCCATCTCCTTTAGTCTTATCTAATAGATTAAAACAATTCATTATACTATCTTAATATATTTTTCAAATTTAATCTCTTCTAATTCAATGAACTCTCTAAAATCTTTTCTATTCATTGTCAATTCATTTTCATTAATTCTAATAAGACACTCAATAGCATTAATAATAGCTTTCATTCCTTTGCTCTTCTTCTTTAGTGTATTTCTTAACTTATTAAAATCTTTCATGTTGAACCTCCACTAACTCAGGATACTAAACTGACTCTTGGGTGAATGAATCCTAATAGTACAAAAATCAATTCTAGTAACTTTATATTGTTTTCTTAGATGTGATATAATAGTCTCCGCTTTAACTTCTGATATACTAGATAAATCAAATATGATACTATTATCATATGTTCCATTGTTTATTGCGTCCCACTTTGAATCTATTATTGTATCTGTTAAATATTCTTTCCAACACATATCAACCTCCAAATAAACATTCAATCTAATACTATTATACAGTATCTATTTCATAAGTCAATAGATTTTATAAATAATCTTGTAAATAAATTTAAATCGGAGGAGATAATGAAATTTTTACAGCCTTTTAAAGGAATTCTATTCGAGAAGAATTCAAAGTATATATCAATAGGAAGATTTTTTCTTCTAATCACTTTTTCACTGTGCTGTTTTTTGTGGATCAGGAATGCTATTGAATGTAGTGCTCAAGACATACCAAAAAGCCTTGAAAATATCATCATGTTTCTTTTGATTTATAACTTCGGTAAGAAAGTTTCTGTATTAAGAAAGAAAGACGAACCCAAAAATGAACAGGAGATACTTCATGGATAGAATACAATATCCTAATATAGATTTAAATCTGAAACCAAAACATACAAATGTATATGTGCCTAGACACTTCTCTATAAAAGAGTTTGTACATCCAGATATATATTCTTATTTTGGTGAGAAGTCGATTCAGTTTATGGACACAAGGATACTATACACGGCAGATCAGCTAAGAGATCTATTCGGTCCTATAACTTGTAATAGTTGGTCATGGGGGGAGAATAGAAAGTTTTCCGGTCTTAGACCATTTGATTCTAAAATCGGTGCAAAGTATTCGGCGCATAAGTATGGAAAAGCTCTTGATTTGATATTCAGAAATAATACAGCTGAGGAAGTTAGACAATATATTAAAAAATATCCTAGATTAGAAAGTTTTAAATATATCACAAGGATCGAATCAAAAGTTTCATGGCTCCATATAGATACTTTTACAACTAATAAAGAAGGTATTTTATTCTTTAATCCCTGATTATCTATAGCTTCCTTTCAATTCATCCATATACTCGTTAAAAACTCTCAATAAAATAACCTCGTTTACATTCTCATAGTGCAGACTTATTTTGATATCGCCATACAAAAGTTCCTTGGTAACATAGAGATTATCTTTTATAATTGCTTTAGTGGTTTTAGTTAACTCATCAGAGCAATTCATTTCATAACAATCCGGATTATTTTTCATATCAATGGTAATCAATTCATTAATACTTTCCTCTAATCTTCTTATTTCTTCAAACTTCTCAATCACTTCTAACATAGACTTCAAAAGTTTAACTTGATCTTTTTTTGCTAACTTAGTTTTTTTCACTTATTTCTCCATATATTCAACACACTATTATAAAAAATATGGTCGATAAAACTTTATTCGTAATATCTCCTTTTATTTTCTAATTAATGAAAACATATCACTAGCTGTAATATCCCGGCATAGATCCGAATTCGTTTGAACATACAATCTATTTCCATTCTCATCTGTGAAAACATACTGGTAATATTCTCCTTTCACATCTAAAATTCTTATAAAAATAAATTCAGATTTAAATGGATCCGAATTATTCATTCTATACACTTGTCCAATTTCAATTCCCTTGCATGTATCAGTTTTGCTTGTACTATTAAGTACACTACATCCCAATAAGCACATTAATAATAAAAAAACTAAAAAAACTAAAAAAATTCTCATTGTACTCTCCTTTTATTCATTTACAATTAATCTATGAATCTCTCTTCAGTTCTTTCAAAATAAACTCTTTATTCATTTTAATCCTCCTGTTCAATACTATTTAAAATATTAATCAAGTCGCTCTCCGATACAAATACAAAATCATAACTCAATGAGTCGATTTCATGTATTGTATATTCTCTTTCTACTATTTTATTTTTGTTTTTAAACGAACAAACAACGCCATTATGCTTTCTATTTAATTTTAAAGTTATCTCAGTGTCGCCTATATTGTCGCTTAATGTACACAAACTGAGATACCAGTGTAAAAGTGTCTTATTGGTTATCATAATGTTTCTCCTTTGTCTAATTCAAAAGCTTCTAAGTTACGGCATCTATCTGAACGTCCTTTTCCTTTTCCTTCATACTTCCTCTTACCGTCTTCAGATACATAGATACTTCGATAATATTCTTCCCTTATCTCCAAAACCTTAATGTATAGTGCTTTGGTATCAAACGGATTCTCACTGAGTGATATCTTGTATACTCCCCCTAATACTACATTAGAACATTCTTCGGATACCGGCTCATTATTATAAACTACATCAGGGTCTTTATTAGTTTCAATATTCTCTGGTATAATCCATATAGAAAGCATAATAATATAGCTTAGTAAAGTAGTGATATTCATTTTAAACCTCCATTAATAAAATTATTTAATATCTTTTAGTTCAATTGTTGCAGAACTAGCAAGGCCCATAGCACTTTTAGGCATTTGAAATTGTAAAATTTCAATATTATATTCTTCAAAAACTTCTAAAACATAAAGAAATTCTTCATCGTTAAATCTAAGAAATTCTATTATTTTAGGATTTTTTTCGCATATATCAAAACCTTTTGTACATTCTAGATAACCTCTTCTTCTTATTTTTTTATATTGTGTTTTTTCAATACCAAGATATTCTAAAACATTTTTCCAATTATATTTTTTTATGTTATTCATTATGAACCCCCTCAAGTATTAATCAATCAACTCTAATATAAGTATACAGTATCTATTTCATAAGTCAAGAGTTTTTTATAAATAATATCAGAAAAAACTAAATTAGGAGAATATTATATGTGTACAGCTCAAAAAGATCTACTAAAAAATGCGATTGAAGATATGAGAAAGAATGGCAAAATAGATACCACAGTGGAATCTTCGATGGAATCGTTTATAGATGACATTACTTCCACTGATTTTTATGAGGTTGCTTATTCAGAATTTGATCAAACATCATCCGTTAATATTGTATTTGCTGATGCTTCTCGGACAGCAACCTATTCAACTGCCGGAACAGATGAACTAATAACATCCGCTATTTCATTAGCAACTTCGAAGATCAAAGGACTTAAATTAAAAGGATCAGATGAGAATGTAGATTGGCAACTATCTTTAGACGGCACAAACTTTTTCAATGTAGATTCCTATAATATAGATGAAGCTGTTACGACGACTGTTTATATTAAAGCATTGGTACCTGCTACTAATGTTATTTCCGGAATTATCATAATTTATGAGAATGTTGTTTAAATCGTTTCTAAGAGACTTTTCTAATCTACCCGACACTTACTATTCATTTTATCTTTTCATTCACTAGAGACAACCTGAGACCGATCATTCATCTATTTAAAACTAAATACTTGATAATTTCATTTAGCTTCTCCTTTAAAAAAAGATGTTATTGTTGTTGGTTCCGGTATAGGCTTCCAGAAAATACATTTAATACATCCTGGAATAGTAGTCTTTCTATATTCTATAGCTTCTTTATTTGAGCACCATAACGAGCAAGCCGATGTTAGGTGATAACAATCGTAGCAACTTCTTTTATCTTCTGGTAAGACAGCTTCAAACTCTTCTTTAGTCATATTATATATTTCTTCTTGTGTCATGTCCTTAAAAAGTTTCTTGGACATTTCTTTCTCCGTCATTATTTGTCAAACGTTTTATATAGTTCTCTAGCAGTCTTAGGAATATAAACTTTTCCATCTATAATGATTTTCATTTCTTTCTTTCCGAAATCAGTTTCCCAAATCCACCACTTAATTGTTTCTTCTTCTGATTTGTACTTTTCTAAAAAACTATCTACAGCACTATTAATCAATTCACATATAAGTATGCCTAACTTAGAATCTATTCCAGTATAATCAAAAGCGTCATCTGTTCGTCTATACAATCTCTCAAGCATTAGCATGTCTTTACAAAATTTATATCTATCTATTTTCATTATATTCCTCCCCAGTAATTTTTTCACCATCTTTCCAATAAGACTTCTCATGAAGTTGACCATTAGAATAATAGTCTAAATATTCTCCATGTATATACCCATCCTTCCAGTAAGACTTTTCATTGAGTTGACCATCAGACCAATGCCGCAAACATTCTCCATGTCTTTCATAATCCTTCCAGTAAGACTTTTCCCAGAGCTGACCATTTTCATAATAGTCTAAATACAATCCTTCATATTCTATTCCAGACAGCCACAATTCGTCTCCTCTAGTCTTCTTCAGTATATCAAAACAGTTCATGACATCCTCCAAAATAAAAAAATCAACTCATAATTTAATAATACACTATCATTTCGAATAAGTCAAGAGTTTTTATAAATAATATTAAAAATGGAGAACATATATGAAATATTTTGAAGATATCTTAAAAAAATACACGGATGCGGACAATAATGAGATACCAAATCTATCCAGAACAGTCAATATAGACAGTGTAATCAATTCTGAATATTTAATTGATTACTATATTAAAGATGGAGATACTCCTGAACTACTCGCATTGAATCTATACAATGATAAGGACATGTGGTGGGTTATTCCAGTTGTAAATAAGATGCTAGATATATACAATGAATGGCCTCTTACATCAAGAGTATTAAAGTCATGGTACACCAAATTAGTAGCAGATGGAGAGATAACAGGAACAGCTGCTCAAAAGGCTGTTATATTTGCTACACTGAAAACAGAGAACAATGCTAAGAGAAAGGTTAGTGTGATAGATCCAAAATTTATTGGAGACTTTCAAAAAGATCTACAAACAGTTATCAATAATATATGAGGTATTGGTTGTGCCATCAATCATAATAAAGTCGCTTTCAAAGAAATTAGATGTACCAGTTAAAGACTTAGAGAAAGTATGGAAAGAAGCAAAAGAGATTTCTAGTAAGTTAGGAAGATCTTTTGATATAGATTATGTAATAGGTATTTTTCAGAAATTGTGTAGAGTTAAATATAAGTAGTCTATTCAGTATGATTAGCAAGAATCATGAATGCCTGTACCATAGAAAGACAATCTATTACAAAACTATCTGCCTTTGCTTGTGTAATTAATTTATCAATTTTCTTAGCTTCACTTAGCCAATGATCGTAAACAGGCAATTCATATTCTTTTAATGCTATTTCTCGTATATAGTTATTACTTCCTTTTTTAATATACATAAAAATTGCATAAAACTTATTAATTTCATCAAGAGTATTTTCAAACTCTCCTGTTCCTATAATCTTGATACCATGTGCTTCAGTAATTATCTCAAAAGCTTTTTTGTTTATCATTTCTACTTTTTCTCCATTAGCAGTAATCCAAAAATTATCTTTCATAGGATAAGCCCATCCTTCTGAAATTTTACTCATTTAATCCTCCTTAAATCTATCGTCTCTATCTATCATTATTCCATCTTCCCAATAAGATTTTTCTTCAATACTACCATCATAATACCAACATTCTACCACACCATGTAGCTTGCCATTCTTATAACAATTAATTTCACATAACTGTCCGCTTGGATACCATGATTTACGTATTCCATATCTACGTTTATCCTTCATATAGAATTTATATCCTAATTGACCATTTTTATGATATTGCAAATGTAGTTTAATATCTTTGTTTATTAAATGAATTGTGCTGCCTCTAGTATTTTCTAATAGATCAAAACAATTCATTAGAACTCCTCATTGATATATAAATGTCCGTTTGAATACCATCTCTTATGATTTCCATTTAGGATATTATCTTTATAATAAGATTTATCTAATAGTTGACCATTAAAATACCACTCTAAATGTAATCCTTCGCCTTCTACTCCTGTTAGCCATATATCAGCACTTACAGTATTATCTAATAGATCAAAGCAGTTCATTAAAATTCCTCTGTTTTTCTGATTTGAATATTCTTTCCACCTGGTATCTTATCAGTTCCTGATGTTACCCATACAGTTTTTATACCATAAGTGTCATAGTCATAGCAAAATTCCCCGTCGGTAAAATATATTAATTGTTTCTTATGAATCTTATTTTCTCTCATGTAATCAAATACGGGTTGGACTCTAGTTCCTCCTTGACCACATATTTTAATATTTTTCCATTGACCTTTTTCATATGTCGCTACAGATTGAACATCACAATCACATTGTATGAGAGTAATTTTATTTGTAATTGAATCAAGCATACTTTCGATCTCTCCAAAGAAGTCTTTTAGTAGATCATAGTAGAAAGTTGAGCCAGAAGTATCAACAGCAATAACTATCTCAACTTCGTTGTATTTCTTTCCCGGAAGAGGCAAACTTCTTCTATTATATCTAGTCCAACTTGATTCGGGATTATCTGTTCTTTGAGCAACCAATTTCCTAAATGTTTTCTTCAATTCATTCTGCCATTTTATTTGTGACTTAGTAAGCTTATCGAGAGTTGCTTTCAGATTACTAGATATATTTCCATAGTTTCTCATTTTAGCAGCCTTAATAGTATCTTCTATAGCAATCTTAGACATTTCATCAATAGTAATGTCTTCATGTCCTGAATGATCATCAATTGTTTGATAATCTCCTGTTCCTGTCTCTCCCATTTCAGAGTTTTCCTTGGCTTTCTTATATAAGAAACTATATATTTCTTCAGTAACAAGATTTCCTGTGTATCCATCTTTATCTAGAATGGATTTAAAACATCCATTCTCAGGAATTTCTAACTTAGTTCCTCCAATAGATGATTTAATCACTTCCTCATTAATACATATATCAGAAGCAACATTAATTATTTTAATCAGCTTATTACCTATTCTATCATGTGTAAGTGTAATAAGATGCATTATCTCATGTACAAGTACTCCTTGCTGTTCTTGAGGAGGTAAGCTATTGAAGAATTCTTCATTTACAATCATTATTAGTGTTCCTTTGTCTACAGCAACTCCAACAGTAGGAATAGAATCTGTACTTATATACTTAAATCTATTCAAGAACTCTGAGAAAAAAGGAGCTCTAGTAAACCAATCAGCACATATTTGTTTTATTTTTTCAGGAACATACTTCATTATAAATCTCCAATAATTAAATCATTAAATTAAGAATTAGGTAAATCAATCAATTGCTGAATCTCTTCATCTGTTAGATCGAGGTCTTTGTCTCTTCCGAAAGTTGTTATGAACCTAACATTAATTTCTGAATATTCTTCAACAAAATCCTTAAAGAAGCTGATTAATTTTTCATCTTCTGTATTATGAATATCTTTGATCAATCCAAAAAGATGATCATCAGTAACATACTTATCAAGATACTTGAAAATATTCTCAAACGTATCTTTAGAAAAATCGTTTGCTTTAACTACATCTTTAATCTGTCCATTCAATTGATGGATTCTATGTCTTTCAAAACTATCAAGTTTAGTTTCAATCTCTTCAAATCTCTCAACTACATCTTTAAAAGAAACACTTTCAAGCTCAGTAAGGAATTGTAAGAATGTTGAAGTTACTCCGTTTAACATACTAGGACCAATAAGTTCAGTGATTTCTCTAATTTTATTATCATTTTGTTTGATAATATCTGAAAAGAGTGTCCATGTTCTAGGTGTGATTGATTTTGTGCATTCATCTTCAAAGTCAACATATAATTTACCAACGTCTCCTTCGAGATAATTAATAATCTCTGGAACAACTTCGTTTTGTCTTGCCCATGTCAACCAACAATCGATTTCCGGTTCTACTTCGAGATATACGAATCTGTTTTTAAGAGCTGAATCAAATTCGAGTACGTCTGTTCCATCTTCTGCTCCGAGATTACCAGCAGCAACAATGTACCAGTTATCTAATAGTTCGTATTCTCCAACTCTTCTATCATATACAAGCTGAAAGATGGACTGTAACACGTCTGGCCGGGCTCTGTTGATCTCATCTAAGAAAAGAATACCAGAAGTACCTTCAAACCTTTCAATGCCTTTAAACGGAATCATTTCAGGCGGAAACCAAGAAGAAACTTTTTTCTCATGATCTATAGCAGGAATACCTCTAACATCACAGCTATCTAATTGTGACAATCTGAGGTCAATAAAATCAAATCCCATTTCTTCGGCTAACTGAGCAACAATCTCAGATTTTCCGATACCCGGTTTACCGTGAAGAAAAGGAGCGATAACTTGTTTTTTGCCTTTAATAACTAACTTCTCTAAAATGGACTTTGTTTTTAAAATGTTCATAATGCCTCCAAAAATTAAATACTCAAACAATCTACTAATAATATACTATATAAATAGTCAAAAGTAAAGATTTTTTTAACTTATTTAAGAGGTTTTTTGTAAATGTGTGTTTTCATTATTCTTTTGGGCCCACTTTTCATATCATGCTTCTTGTATTTTTATATTGGATTTGTTGAAACCAATAAGAAATACGGAAAAATATTAGCCAAAATAACACGGTATGATATTTTTATAAGAAGTAAGATAGGTAAACTTGATAATTCTTTCATTGATAAATTCGATTTGGCTTTCATGGTTATGTACAATAAGATTAATAGGAGTGATAATATTGAAGTGGTTCCGGATATATTAAAAAATACTGAGATATTCATTGTAGATAGTATAGAATATTTAAGCAACAAGTTTGCTGCTGGCATTACTTTCAAGAAGTTTTCGTGGAGAAGATTGAAATACATATACTATATAGGTATTAGCTATGATGTTATTTCTTTAAATTTCACTGTAGATCAATTATCAGAATTATTACTACACGAGTATAAGCATGATTGGTTAATACATCAAGGAAAAGATCCAGATCCAACTCATTCAAGTAATCTATTCAACGACTAATCTAAAAAAATATATAAATACATATATAATTAATAAAATAGATATATGGAGAAATAGATGGCTTTTACAACAACAGAATTTGTAGCAGATAATTTAGAATCAATTACAGATGTTAATGCTGATGGTACGGAGTGGGCCTGTGTATACGATGTTAAAAATCCGAAATGTGAATTCGTTGAGTTACTTTACAAATACACTAAGAATACATCAACCAATTTTACACTAAAAACTGAATTCGTTAGTAAGCGTGTATCAGGTGAATTCTTTGGAGAAACTATCCTAGACACTACCTCAATGACTGTTGATGATGCTACATTGACAATTGATACAGCTGGATCATATAGTATTAGAATTCCTGTAGGGATTGCTAATGATAAGGTAAAGATAACAATAACTCCTGATGTAGCAGGCGGAACAGACACACTCGAAATTTACATTGATGAATTAACTAGTAAATCATCTAGATAGGGAGGAAAAAATGAGAAATAGAAGTAATAAATTACAAAAAGACAAATCTCCTTTTAATGGCTCTCTAGATTCGTCATATGAACTTGATTATAGAGATCTAGCAAAAGAAGAAGCTAATAGAACGATATACATAGCAACCACCGGAAATGATTCTACTGGAGATGGAAGTTCTGGTGCCCCTTTTCTTACTATTAATAGAGCACTATTAGATATAAAACCGTTTAATGAAGCAACCATAACCGTATCTTTTGATGATGGAACTTATACATTAGCAAACGATTTATTTATAAGAGATTATGGAAAAAATGCTGAATTGAAATTTGAGACTACTAATAGTGGGTTTTCCGTAGTTGAAGCTTCATCAACTTTTACATCAAATGACGGATTCACTTACAATAATACAGCAAAAACATGGACAGTAGATGAGCATAAAGGAAGATTTATAAGAGTCATATCGATGGTCTCAGGTACTCTCCCTACTGGAAATTCAGCATATATTCCTATACTAAGTAATACCGCTACAGCACTTGAATTGTCGGGCGCATATTATAACAATTATAATGCATATGAAATAGTGGAGTGTGACGTTGAAATAGCACACAATTCAAATAATATTTTTACTGCTACCGATTCAAATTCGTATTTGCAGTTTAATAGAATTGAATTTTCTGGTACTGGCGGAGTATATTGTGGATGCGACACTATTATCCCTATTCAACAGGCAGTTGCTGCTACAGTTTTCAATGCATGTCACATTGAAAACAGTAAAATTAGAGGTGAACGAACATTTTTGAACAATTGTTTCTTGGATTGTAGTGAAAGATGTCATATAAGAACCTTGACTTCCTGTGTTATTAATTCGAGTACTGATTATATACTTACAAATTATGCTGATAATGAAAGATCAGCTTACTTTTCGTTTGGTTACGGTAATTACAAAGGAGTCGGTACAAATACTTTATTTTTAGGAGACGGCTCAGTAAAAGAGTATGATTCTAAATATTCAAACTTTAAAGTACTTTTTTATAAAATGAAAGAATTGGTTATGCAGGGAGATTTTATATTTGGTTCCAATGTAAAATTCATGGCACAAATTCTTCCAGGGATCACAGAATCCATTATTTCAAAGTATGGTGATCTGTATGGTGGATATTATTCGGTCGTATTTACTGGTGCGCCAACGACAGCATATTTGACTAAAGACGGTTCTACAGCATTTGAGCAATATATTAATTTGGATGAAAGTATTAACGCAGGTTTACTAAGTGATAATTATACAGTTTTTACAGAAAATGACATTGAAATCACTGATAAAACCAAAGGCATAGTAATGACTACTCCAGATGGAACAAAAAGATATAGAATCAACATTGATAATGCTGGTGCTTTAGTAACAACTTTAATATAATCAAACATTTAAATCAATCAATCAAAAGCCATTTACATCAACTCAAATATTATAATATAAATAAGTAGTAGAATAATATGTAAAAATAATAGGAGAAATAGATGGCTTTTACAATCACCAAAGTAAATACTAATAATATAACTCAAATAACAGATGACGGATCTATCTGGAGTGTATACTATACTAAAACAAACAAACAACATAATTCATTGATGTTTTATATAGACTATACACAGGGTGATGAAACTGAAATAGTTATAAGAGTTAAGAGAATGGATCAACGATTATCAACTGAATATTTTTATGAAACTATTGCTAGTGGTACCGGCGAGATATCTATATATGAGCAGACTATCACCTCGTCCGGTAGATACGTAATACATTGGCAGATAGCTAAATCAGAGGAATTTGCTATTATAGAAGTAGAACCAGATGCTACAACAGGAGACGGAACAGTATTAATAGAAATATCAGAAAATAATTTCTCAACTTAATTTCAATAAAATATATAAATAATATCAGATAAAAATATAATAGGAGTATTTTATGACTATAAGAGAAGGGATGAAACAATTAACTTCTGTTAGTTCCGGATCAATTGATCCAACCATAATAACAAGAATAGAAACATTAGAGGATTATGATGAAACATACGAGATTTTCACAAACATTACAAGCGGTACAACAAGTACGATCACAAAACCAATCGGCTCAACAATTGTCCTTGACAGATATCCAGAAGCAGGTGACGCAATTATTGTCACCACAGACACAAACGGAAGACCAATCGATACACCGGCCAGAACAGCAGCAGGAGAAATCATCACAACAACATTTGACACGGCGGGAAATTACACTCTTAGTGGCACTCCATCTGCTTATCCTGTTAGCCTTATATATCAAGTCACCATCAGCAGAGCAAATGCTGGAAATATTACGCAGTCTAGTATTGTAGATAAATTTGAAACTTACGAGGCAGATGAAATAGCAGTCGACTCAAGTGGATTCTCTGGAAACTTAAGTACAACTGACATTGAAGTTCAAACAGCATTGAACACAGTCGATGGACTAACTATACCAATAGCAAGTGATATAGCATATAATTCTGTAACGTGGGATAGTAACACTGATGTTCCTACTAAAAATGCTGTTAGAGATAAGTTTGTGACTAGTGATACTGCAATAGGACTCAATACAACTCATAGAGGTCTAACTACCAATCCACATTCAGTTACTATGGATCAACTTCCTATTAGCGTAATAGGAACACCAACTTATGATAATTTAGCAGACGCATTTAATATGTTTGGTAGTGCTGGACTGGTTTCTGGTGGAGTGATTACTGATGCTGGTGGAGCTACTATTAATGTTAGTGCTGGATCAGGTCTCGTGAGATCTTCAGATGATTGTTTGGCCCAAATATATTCGTTTGATTTTTCAGCTATTGTTGGAACAGCTATACCAACTGATACAGTAAGATATATAGGAGTTGAATACAATGCTGGATCACCACAAATATTGATTAGCGCAACAAATAACTTTGACGAACATACTATTTTTGCACTTGGGACAGTGGTGAATGAAAGTGGTGTATTACATATATTGAACAACCCTCAAAAATTTACAGATTCAACCACCTCAATTATTCATAGGTTTTATGAGACCGATAGATTCAAATATGCTGAAAGACTTGGAGGCGGATATCTAGCAGAGACAGGAACCAGAAATCTAACACTTACAGCTGTTGAGTTTTATGACAGACTTAATGAGTTTGAGATCACTTCAAAAAATACAAGTACAGGGGACACATTCGATTCTTATAGTTCTTCTGGTTTAGAGAGTACGGGCAACACACAATGGGATAATCTTAACTATGATAATGCTGGAACTCTCACAGCTATGGCAGCTAATAGATATGCAAATCTCTGGTTTTATGTCGAAATGGATGATTCAATTGTGTGTGTATACGGAACCGGCCAGTACACTAGTTCGGCTGCTGCACAACAAGAATCAGCTCCAGCTACATTACCAGCAAGACTAACTTCTCATGGTAAACTATTAGCTAGGCTCACATTCAAGCAAGCTGATACAACAGCATTAGCTATCGAGTCTGCTTTTGATGTGTCATTCAATGGCACACTTGCATCCGTTCATAACAATCTTTCTGGATTACAGGGTGGAATAACAGATGAGTATTATCATCTATCAGCAAGTGATTACACAGCTATAAGTGGATGGAGTGAGTCAAATGTAGTTTATGTTGGTAAACATGGAAATGATTCAAACGATGGACTAACAATAGCAAATGCTAAATTGACATTTGCAAACGCAATAACATATGTTAATACTCAAACCCCAAGCTCTTCTAACAGATTTTCTATTCTATGTAATGATGCTGGTGAATATACTGAAAGTTTTACTGTTCCGTCTTGGGTGGGAATTATAGCTCCAGCTGCTAAGATAGTCGGTAATCAAACAGTTAACGAAAACAGTCTTTTGAATTCTTTTAGATTAGTTGCTTCATCTGGATACGCTGTGAATAAGACTACTGGTTCAGGTGCTGCTACAGTTGTTTGTCCTAGAGCTGTTTTAACTTCTACTGCTGGTGCTCTAACATGTACATCAGGTGTAGTAAATTATTCTGGTAATTCTATTGAGGTCGTTGATGGAGTTGCTATTAACGGAGTAAATGGAACTGTTAATGCTAAAGTAGAGTATATAGATATAACTGGAACTGGAACAGGTCTTGTTAGTGCATCTGGAGGAAACTTATTCTTTAACGGTACATCTATATCTTGTAGTGGTGCTGGTACCGCTTTAAGTCTTAACTTAACATGTACTATTACTGCTATGGTTAATAGTATATCTTGTAATGTAGCATATAATGTTATAGATGCTTTCTCAACTCTTAAATTGAATTGTGCTGAACTATCAGGTACACAAACTGGCATAGGAACAGTTAATTATTTTTCTGTTGATTCAGGCGCAATATTAGACGGTAGTATAAGAATTTTGGATTTAAACACGGCTAATGGATTAGTTCAGACAGATGCTGATGGTGTACTTAGTACTACTCTAACACCAAGTGGATTAACATCTATATCTGCTACGACCGGAACATTCACAAATGTTGGTGGTACATTAAGTACAGCTGCTCAAAGCAATGTTACTAGCTTAGGAACTCTAACTGGCTTAGGAGTAAATGGAACAACTTCTTTAGATGGATCTGTTACAATAAATGAAAGTGGATCAGATGTTGATTTTAGAGTTGAATCTGATACTAACGAAAATGCTTTGTTTGTTGAGGGTTCAAGTGGTAATGTAGGAATAGGAGTCGATACTCCATATCAAGGCGTTTTACATGTTAGATCATCAATAGCAACACAACCAAGAGGTATAACTACAGAACAATATACAGATGATTCTAAGGCACCAATGATCAATCTAGTAAAAAACAGACCTACTGGTCAAACTGCTGTGAATAATGATTATTTAGGAACATGTCGCTACATGTTTTACAATGATGCAGCGACTCCTGAATTGATAAATGGATGTGGTATGGTTGGACAAGTTATTGATATAACCGATGGATCAGAAGATTGTAGTTTAGCTTTTTGGACTCAGGTTAACGGAACTTATACTAATGTACTTAATTTGGCCGATGGTAATATTGGTATTGGGGTTGATATACCTACTGAAATTCTTCATATTCAAGAAGATACAGCAAAAGTATTAATAGATTCTTCTGGAGACAGTACAAACGGATCAGCACAAATTGAACTGTCAAACGATGATGGTAAAAGAGCTAGATATAGTGTTACAAGAAGCGGACTTGCTGGAAGAGTAAGTAGAGCAGAATTTCAAGCTGATAATGAACTAGCTATATATACAGGTGGAGTTAATTCATTCACTGCTATATTTGATAATGATGGTAAATTGGGTATAGGAACACAAAATCCTTTATATCCTCTTTCTATTGCTAGAAATGGACAAAGTGCACAATTTACTGCACAATGTTACTCATCATCAACTTCAGATTCTCCTACTCTTTATTTTATGAAATCATCATCTAGTACTTTAGATGTAGTGTCAGAAACAATTGATAGTGATAGATTAGGAGTGATAAATTGGTATGGAGCAGATAACACAGACGCATTTGATGTTGGTGCACAGTTATCAGTTATACAAAATGGTGCTAGCGGATCAAAAATACCGTGTGATATGATATTTAAAACAACTTCTTCTGGTCTTTTAGAAAGATTACGAATTACTAGCGGTGGTTCATTGTCTACAGGAGCAGAAACAACACCAGATGTAGGACAAGGCGGAATATGTTTAAATCAAGGTGGATCAGATTTAAACATATTCTCTTTAAAATCTTCTGATGTGGCTCATGGTATAACAACATGGGAGGAGACAGATACATATTATTCTATGTCAAAACAGTCAAATGCTGCTGGAGGAGTATTCATGAGAGGATTAACTGAAAGTGACGTAGCTTTCTACATGCAGGGATTCTCAACCACTCCTTCAACTGTTACTTCATCAGCTGCTACAGCGTGTTTATCCTTTGATGGAGTTAAAAAAAGTGGAACTAGCTACGCTGCACTAGGATCTACAGAAAACATAGCGGTTTTCAATACTGTTGGGTCGGCCAAGGTAATATTCAAAGGAAATGGAAATGTTGAAGCTGACGGAACAGTAACTAGTAACTCATTTGACTTTGCTGAATATTTTGAATCTACTGACAAAACATCTATTCCTAATGGAACTCCAGTTGTTCTAGAGGCTGATAAAATAAGAGCTGCTATTGAAGGTGAAGTACCGTTTGGAGTAATTTCAGCAACTGCATGTTTCATTGGTAATCAAGGTCTTGGATGGCAACAAAGATATTTGACAGATAATTTTGGTGCTAATATCATGGAAGATATTGAATGGGTTAAATGGGAAGAAGAAGTTTGTACAGTTGAAGCAGTAGAAGAGTCTGAAGATACCGAAGCTAAAGATGCTGTTTATAAGATGACAACTCAACGTTGGAAAATTAAAGATTTAGAAGAAGGGTTTGTTATTCCTGATAATGCTGAATACTATATAACACAGGATACAAAGATGAATCCTGATTATGATCCACAAGCTGAATTTGTTTCAAGAAAAGATAGACCGGAATGGAATGTAGTTGGTTTACTCGGACAAGTTTATATCAAAAAAGGATCACCTGTTCATCCTAACTGGATAAAATTAAAAGAAGCAAACGAAGAAGCGGATCTATATCTGATTAAGTAATAATAAAGGGACTCGAAAGAGTCCCTTTTAATAATCTACTTAAGATCTTTTATTGATTTAAACTCTAATTATTCACTTGAAAGAAATATACCATCATCAATATATTCTACTTTTGAAATATAAATTCCTTCATTTTCCATTGTTTTTTCTACTTCATCAATCGCATCACGTACCGTGTTTGCATATACATATATGCAACCATCAGTATCTTCAAACCCTCTAAGTGTTCGTTCAATTCTGAATAATTTTTTAATTTCACCAATATTTTTTATCATTTTAAGCGTATTTAGAATTTTTGTCATAATTAATAGTCTCCTTTTCTCTTACTAATATCCGTATTTTCTTCTAATACGTCTAAATTAGCTAATAATTCAATTAACTGTTTTACCTCTTGATGTGGTAAATTAGTTCTATCAAGATAACTAATAACACTCTTTAAACTATCTTCTCCAATCATGAATACTCTTTTTTCTTCCATTGTTTCCTCCTTAGGGTGTTTAGTATATTATTTACATATTCTCTCTAAGCATTTCTCTAACGAACTCAGCATTCAGCTTTCCAAATGCTTTAGTAACTACACTTCTTTCACTACTCTCTGGTAGATCAGCATTCATTTCAGCTGAACAATCATCCATAAAGTCTTTAAATGCATCTGTAGATACTTCCTTAATAAACTGACCAAACAGTTTAAAATCAGGTTCTCCAATTTTACTCATAGCACTAGCGAATCTTGCTTTAGTTAGATACTTAGTATATTCATTAATCCATTTCTGCTGTAAGTCTGATAAAACAAATGTCTGCCTAGGCTTCTTTGGTTTTCTTGCTTTATCAGTCCACTTTTCATTCTTATTTTTTATTATAATTCTTTCTTGTCTCATATAAAGAGGGTTAACAGGTTTAATAACAACTCCCTCACATATATTATCTTCTATCTCAGGAAGATTGAGCATAGAAGGTACTTTTGTTTGAAATTCATTTGAATAGTTTAGACACTCATCTAGTGTTCCTTTGAAAAGAAATGGTACATGAGGAATGCTTAAGAAGTTACACATGCCTATCACAGCTTCAGAATCAACCCATGAGGCAGAATCATCATTCATTAAGGCAAACACATCAAAAGCAATGAATTCGTTGTCAGGAGTGTAGTATATTCCTTTCTGGACCTGTGTAGAGTTGTTATTAGGTGTTACTTCTTTATGAGGATAGTTTCCTCCAATCAATTCTCCAAATACGTATAGTTCTTTTATATTTGTAAATGTTCTAAACATCTTCAATATCTTTTCTTCATATTTTTCTTTTACTGATTTCCAATTGAAGAAACTCTCATCTATTAGAATACTGGTTCTTTTTTGACATTCTACAGTTTTTCCATCACAAACAAATGAAAAATTTGCTCCATGTACTTTTTCAGTAACCATCCACTCATAACTTTCTCGATCATATCCAAGATCTCTAATCTTTTCAATATACTTTCCCTTGTATGAATTTTCAATTGAGTTATATCTTTTAAACTTCAATTTTATCCTCCTATAGATTATCGTATAGTCTTTTTAAAATACTTATAGCGTCACGTGGATATTGGTCTTCAATTTCATCTATAGCATTTTTAACTTCTAATAATACATGTTCAATCAATTCATCTATTTCTATACTTCTGTAATAAGTAACTGTACTATCGTTATTGCTAACATCTTCCTGGTCAAGTTCTTCTGGCAATAAAGTCATTTTTACCTCCCTAATTTCTCTAAAAAAGATTCTAATATTATATTCCTATATTCGTTATCAAATCTAATTATCAATTCTTCTGAATCTAACATAAGCTCTAAACCAAGTACTTTGTCCATTCTCTCGATCCAGTAAATAGCATTAATAATATTAGATAGATTATTTCGATTGAATCTTATTTTGATATATCCAAGTCTTTTAAAAGACAATTCAGAAAAGTCTTCAAGTGTTTTTACATTTTCATAATCAGATAGTTTAATATCATGACCATCGCAAGAAAACTGAGCCACTACAAAATCAATTTTATTAATTCTTTTACAATAATCTGACATAAAATTATCCATAATACCAAATTTATTTTCTAAATTGAATATTCTAATCAATAAAGCTTTTAGTTCTTGTGTAAAAGGATAGTCATTAAAACAATTCATCTCATAGTACTTCTTTAATTTTTTTCTATATTCTTTTATGTCTTTTACATTCTCTAAATCTTTATATACTTCAAACAAATCTTTCATTTCTCATGCCTATTTTCAGTTAACCAAATTTCTATATATTTTTCTCTTAGTAATTTACTTGAATTGTTCTCTCTTTTTATTATAGTGTCTATTACTAATTTTGGCACTTTTCCTCTAAGTACAAAATACAATTGTTTATATTGATTTGTAATTCCTATTAAATGATAGTACTCATTAATATTATCAAATCTAGATCTATTATACAGGAACCATTTATCAGAGTCAATGTTTTTTTGTAACTTTTTCATTTCTCTTAGTCCTTTCAATATAAATGTATGATTATACTTTATTTTATCAATTAAGATTTTCATCTCATCTACTTTTATTTCATTGTAGAATTCATCTATTATTTTATTCAATATCTCAACTCTACCTATTCTGGCATTGACTCTAAAAGATTGATACGCATATTCGTTTGATATAATCACTTTATCATTTTTAGAAGCGATTAATGAAAAGCAGAAAAACAATGTGAAAACAATTAATATTTTTTTCATTTGTTACTCCTTCATGTTAGATATTTTTCCCAAACTTCTTTTTCCGATTCACATAATTTTACATTAGGAATACTTTTGAACTTATGAATATTAACATCAATGACAGAATCCATGAAACTATCATACATATCATTGATATTCTTCCAGCTTTCTTGATGTTTTTCATTTTCTTCGTCAAAGTCAGTGAAAAGATACTTGTTTGGAGTAAGTTTAAGAACGTTTAAATACTCTTTTCTAAGTCTTTCCATATTCTTTTCTACAGCATACACGTCTTTTCCAGTGGCATCATCTGAATATACAATTAACGTATTGTAGATTTTTGTTAATTCTTTTCTAGTTACTTTCATTTCTTCTCCTTTTAAAATAATGATTGAATAAAAAATACTTTTGGTGCTATGAAACATTTAACAAGAGTTATAATATTTAAAATTGTAAATATTATAGGAAAAACATTACAAACAGCATAAACCAATAAACACATGACAAAATCCTCAGAATCTCTTATCACATAATCTTTTTTATAAAATTTATAGATACATATATTAATCAACACAATACACAGCAAACAAATTATTATACCAACACTCGATGTTAATATCTTGTAGTTAATAAAATTGTTAAATAGTTCTGGTGCTTGTGTTTCAATAACATTTAATAATTTTTTGAATTGTAAACTATTCATTTCTTCTCCTCATTTAATAATCGTTTCTCATTCTTTCTTTTTTCTATTGCTTCAACCATCGTCATAACAGGTATCATTATCATACAATATATAGCAAACCAAGCAGCAACTCCCACTACCAATAAAACAATCGTTTCTTGATCCATGTGATCCTCCTGTTAATTTAAAATGGCATAATTCCGTCTACTATCAACATGATAATAGATACCGATATTAGACAAAACCCGATAGTTGATGCTACAACTGTTAAAATAATTCCTTTTGTATTCTGTGTCATTCTACTCTCCTTTATAAAAAATAACAACTCTCATAATCTATTTTACACGTTTAAAATAATTTGTCAAGTATTTTTTGAAAAAATCGCTAATCCATTTAATAATTTTTGATGTTTGATAAAAAAGGAAATCTAATTTAATTTCAGAAGAAATGATTCTTCTGTTAAAATTGTTGTTCCATTCTTTTCTGCTTTTTTAACTTTAGATGTTCCAGTCTCATTACTTATTAAAAAATCTAACTTTTTTGTTACGCTCTTTTCACATTTTCCGCCATTCTCTTCAATAATATCATAAATTTTCTTTTTACCTAATTCAGTTTTTCCAGAAATGCAGAATGACTTTCCAGAAATAGAAGATTCAATTGTTTCTTTAATCACTTGATCTTCTATTGTAACATAGTTAAAAATTTCATTGAAATTATCAACATTAAACAACATTTCATCTTTGATATCTGCAAACATAACACTTCCAATTCCTTCAATCTTGTTATCTGAAATTAGATCAATTATTGTGTCTGATAATTCATACCAATCAATTGTTCTTGTATGATTAAAATAATTATAAAATTCTTTTGCAATCAACTCACTCACTGAGTGACCAACATGTTTAAGTCCAAGAGACCTAAGAAATTGAGCCAAGGTGCATGTTTTATTATTCCGAATAGTAGAGACTATGTTGTTGATTGACTTCTCTTTAAAACCGTCTACATTGATTAAATGACATTCTCTTATCAAGAAAAGATCACTCACATTAGAAATGAAAGAATTGTTTCTAACTATCTTTTCAATGATCTTATCTGAAATACCTTTCATGTTCATCACATCGCAAAAATGAGAAATTGAACCAACAACTTTTGATAAACATTTTTCATTAGTACAAACAAGTGTTTCTGTTCCATGTTCATTTCTTATTTCTGTTTGACCATCACAAATTGGACATTCAGTTGGAATGTATGTGATATCAACATTGTGTTCAGTGTTGTTGCAGTGAATCTGCGGAATGATCATGTTCGCTTTGTATACTTCTATTTCATCGTATATAGCTAGATTAAGTTTCTTCAGCTCAGAAACATTATGACAAGAAGCTCTTTCAACTGTTGAGCCTTCAATCTCAGTTGGTTCAAAAACTGCAACTGGAGTAATTGTTCCTGTTCTTGATACATTCCAATCAATGTGTTTGAAAGTTGTTGTGTGAGTTTCATCTTTCCATTTGAATGCTATTGAATGTTTTGGATGATGTGATGTTGAATCAAGAGAGTTCGCATATTCTTTAAAATCAAATGTGACAACTTTTCCATCTGTTGGATATTCTATGTCTACATTATTCAAATCATATTCAAGATCAACATATCTTATTATTCTATCAACGCAAGTGAATCCCATTGTCTCAAGTGAATCGAAATCATCGGATTTATAATCATTCTCAAAAGGTGTTTCAACTGGATCAATCACAATAGCTTCAACAAATCTTTCAGCGCAAATTGATGAATCAAGTTGTCTGATTGAACCACCAACTAGATTTCTAGGATTCTTATATTCATCTTTGAAGTTCTCGAAATTCTTATAAGAAATGACAAGTTCACATCTTAAAACAAATCTCTCTTCAAATTCAATTCTTTTAGGTAGATTTAAGAATGTCTTTGCATTATGTGTGATATCTTCTCCAATCTTTCCGTTTCCTCTAGTTGTTGCTGAAACAAGAACGCAATTTTCATAAACTATTTCACAGCTTGAACCATCGAGTTTATCCGAAATGATGTAACTCTTTCCGCCATTGAGGAAATTCTCAATATCAGAAACTAATTTTGTTTTTTGTAAAGATAACATTGGATAGATCAATTCTTTTTTATTGAAACCATCTATTACTTCATATCCAGGTGATTGCGTTGGTGAATTTTGATAGATCTTTCCAGTTCTTTCTTCAAGTGCTTTTAGCTTATCAAATTTTTCATCCCATTCCTTGTCTGACATGATTGCTTGATCATTGTAGTATGCCTTTGAAGCAGCATTCAACTCTCGAATCAATCTCTTGATCATGTTATTCTCCTTTTTCTTCATGTTTTGGTGATATATCCACCCAAATTTTTCCATAATCATTTGTTATAACAACCTTTCCAGATTCAGTTAATCCAATAATCATAATATCAGTCTGTGTGTTGTTTGTGTTATTAACACCAGCGCAACTTATTTGTATAATCTTATCATTCATTTATTTCTCCCATATATTCTTCTAAAAATTGATTTCTCTTTTTTTCCAAGTATTTTTCAAAACAATCATCACAGTTTTTATGGTCACATCCTACACTATCTCCATGACAATGTCCTTCCTCTTGAAATCTTAAATTATCAATCATTTCATCAATAAGACTAATAATAGATCCTTCTAAAAACTTAATGCGCTCTTTATCAATCATTCTATTCTCCATCAAAGTTTAATTAACAACCTACATATACTATTTTACTCAAACAAAAACAAATGTCAAGGAGTTTCTTTATTTTCTATATCATTTAAAGTTTTAACTATTGATTCTCTAACATCTTCCATAGATTCGTGATTATCAAGTGCTAAATTTACATCCTCTACACTCATGCCCAATTTCTCAGCAAGCGATCCAACAGTTCCAAAGAGTCTATCAATTCTCTTTAATAACCATCTTTTCCGAATTCTGTCATAGCACACACCACAAAATTCTCCTAGAGAAGCCTCTACCCATTTATCATGTCCACACTCAGTACATTTCATCTAACTCTCCCATGATTATTATCAGTATCCATTGATTTATCAATTAATTCCACTTTCATTATACATTTTCCTTTATAATTATGAATTTTAAATTTTAGATATGTATGATATGCTCTATAATTTTCTTTGCATAAATTTTCTATATCTTTTTTAACTTTATAAGCGTCTTTTTTATTCTTAAAAACTTTCGTATAGATTGGTTTTTTATCTCTGTCGTAGAAAAACCAATCTATTATATCATGTGTAATACTTCTAGCACTCCGATTCATCTTTTGACACCTCGTTAATTTAAATTACAACAACTAAAAAAGTTTAGCACATTTTTAAAGAAAAGTCAAGTAATTTTAT